TAATTTAAACGGAAGTCTCCAAAAAGCCTATAAAATCAAGCTTTCTATTTAGAATTTACCAGCTTTTGCTGCTTCCTGTACAGAAACAGTAATGCACGTATTTATCGCATCCGCTGGCGTTTTTGTTGCCTGTATGTTTCCTATTCATCAATTTTTATACCTATTCAGCACTTCTCACGGCTTATTTAGCATTCCTCTCCGGCATACACAAAACCTGTCTCTTCCCAAAACTTCATCGGGGAAATGTAGTAATCGTACTGGCTGCTCCCTTCCTTCTTGAAAGCAACTCCGAATTTCAGAAATCCAAGGATAATGCCCTGGCGTATAAACTGCTGATCCTTTTTCATTACTCTTGCCGCTACTGCCACCGGTACATTTTCGCCAGTGAACTCCGGTACTTCTAAATATACTTTACTCTTATCCATTTGTCAACTAACTCCTTTCTCTCTGTGCTGCAGTCAGAGCGTTCACAATATCCTCTGCCTTCTTTGGCCCGATGCCCTTCACACCCAGGATAACTTCTCTCACTTCATCCTCGGTCAAACCTTCCGCATCCTTCATGCCGTCCGCATGACCTGCCTTGTATAAATTCTTACAGAACGCATCCATCTGCTGATGATCCATTCTCTTAACGTCCTTGTATGTTTTTCTGTTCAATGTGTACTGTTTCATCCTTCGCCCTCCTATACAAACGGTAACTCGCTGTCGTCTCCTGCAGGTATAAATCCATCATTCCCCGACTGTGGCGCCGGTGCAGGCTGTGTGTTATAACCTCCTGCGTTACTGCTCTCTGCGTTTTTGCTCTCAGCGAACTCCTGGTCCTCCGCAACAATGTCGGTCGTATATACTCGCTGACCGTCCTTATTGGTGTAGCTGCCGGTCTGTATTCTTCCGGTCAGCACAATCTTCGTTCCCTTACGCAAATATCTTTCAGCAAATTCAGCCGCCTTGCCAAACGCAACGCACTGAATGAAATCCGCTGAGTTCTCCTGGCTTCTTCCCCTTCTATCTACTGCCAGGGTGTAACGAGCTACCGCCGTAGCCTGCTCTCCCTGGGAATATCTAACCTCCGGTTCACGTGTGAGACGACCCATTAAAATTACCTTGTTCATCTACTCTGTCTCCTCTCTTTGTGCAACCAGCTGACCTTTAACATCATAATCGTACCCCAAAACTTCTGTACCATTGATATAATCACAAAATGCCTGGCACTCTTCCTTTGTTGTGAAGAATACTTTTCTTAATTCTTCTCCCTCTATTTCTTTGAAATCCTTATTGTGATCCACTACTACCTTCGCATATTCAGCACTTGGGCCTCCAACAAAATACTCTTCTCCTCTGTCCCCTTTCGCCTTGTACCACGCCATGAACTCTCTGTTTCTCTCGCTTAATTCGTATAGCACATTCTCTTTTGGGTAATACACTTTCTTACTCGCTCTGCAGCTGCACTCATCGTCCACGGTATTCCCGGACGGCAATGCTACCTGGATTCTTCTGTTTTTGTCGCACTTATCGCATTTCTTTTTATACCGATAGTCCCAGCTTACCGCCCAAAGAGTAACCTTGAAATGTTCCATTAACTCTTTCAACCTGGCTTGCTTGGCTTTGCTTTCTGCATTCCGTATCGCCCTGTCGCACTCATCTTTCTTTCTCTCAAAGTCTTTCTTCACTGACTCGAAGTTTCTCTTAATACCCTGCAGTTCCTTATTCTCTTTACGCAGTTTCTCGATTTCATCGTTGATTTCCTTTTTTACCGATTCTCTAAGCTCATTCTTTAACTCTTCGATTTTCTCGTCAAATTCGCTTGGCTCAAAATAATCTCCATCATCCCAGTAACACATGATTTCTTACCTCCTCCACTTTTTCTATTTTCAACACATAGTATAATTTGCCGGGTTCCGCACACCACTCCGGCTTGCCTTTTCCAAATTGCAGGGTGCATTTGCAAACAACTTCCGGCGAATCCTTCGAGTACCCATTTCTGAATACTACTAGTACCGGCCACGGCTTCCGGATTTCTTCCGGTGCTGCCTCTCCATATACCATCTGTCCGCCTACCAGGAGAAAACCGAACGCATTCATAAACCGGCTGTCGTAATATGGTTTGATTTCTCTATACTCTTCTTTCTTTTCTCCGGAGACAATCATATCAAACCACTTCTTTTTTATTGGTAGCGTCAGCATCGCCCTCCACCTTCCTTCTTTTTCAGATATTTTTCGCATTTCCGGTATATTTCCGGATTGAACTCTTTCCGTTCATGCTCGTAGGAACTGTACTCTGCAGGACTGCATCCAGCGATCTGTGACATTTTCATCATTGTTATTTTGGCATCTTTCCTCAGTGCTGCAATATAGCCTGCATACATTCCCTTCTGACTGTTCAAGTTCTGAATCTTAATTCTTTCCTTGACTGCCTCCGACTCTGTAAATCTCTTCACTTGATAAATCTCGCACTGCTCATTTTTGCAATCAAACAGGCATCCACACCTGCCCCTTGGTCCATCGAAGAACCCTGCCACGTATTTCGTAGGTTCTTTGCAGGAATTGCATTTTGCATTCACCGCCATACGTCAGTCCTCCCTTGGTTTATCTAGCAATTCCGTATGTTTCAATAAGCACTTCTTGCATCCGTTCTCTCTAAAACCATACTGGCATTTAACTTCAACCGGGATCGGGCAGAAATGACACTCTTTGAGGATGTATTCTGCCAGTTCGTTTTCTCTCTTCCTTCCGGCCATAATTTTGGCATTCGCCGAATCCAGTCTGTTATCTACGTGGCCGATAAAATCAGCCATCATTCTCATGGTTTCCTTGCAAAACTCTTCGTTGATTTTATATTCTTCCGGCGTGAAGTCATGCAAGAACAGGTCTATCCTTCTCTTTAATTCGTTTTTGTTTTTAATGTCCATCGCTCAACGCCTTCTTTCTATCTCGTGCCGCAGACCGGAACATCATCAACAGCATTTCTGATACTGGTCTGCTTCTATCTTTCCTCTTTGCCTTCTTGATTGCTTTGAGGTCGTACCACTCGCCCCGGTAGTTCATTCCATCCGGAACATACACGCCTACCTGGTATGGAATTTCTTTCTTGATCTGCTCGTACACTTCCTCCGGCATCACATAGTAATTGTAGTCTCCCAGGAAGTTGTGACCGTTCTTCGAGTGAAAATCCTCTACCGAGGACTTAACCTCATAACAGTAGAAGTCTCCCTTCTCTATGCCGGACACTGTATTGTTTACCGGCTTGAATTTCATAAAATCCACCCGCACTGCATTCATGGTGGCGTAGTCGAAAGTCACTTCCCTGGCCCAATAAATTCTCGGATCATTGTTCGGGCAGATGTGCCGCTGGATTGAGAGCGACAACATCGCCGTGATTTCCGGTCTGCTATTCATCTTCCTGCACCTCCTCTGTTGGTATTCCTGCGTAATTCAACGCCTGCTCATATGTCATGCCGTGATTTTTTATCTGCAGGCAGCCCTCGCACATTCTCCTGTGCTTATCGTTATCAGATGTTCTCAACCGCTGCAATCTATTCGGCACAGGCTCTAGGTGACACCCGAAGCCACACACGCAACATCCGGTTCTCTGTTCTCCTGTAAAGTACCAGTTGCCTTTCTTATCCTGGTATGGCGTTCCATACACGCTGCAGATCGGAATGCGCTGCTCCACCGCATACTGGATAACCTCATTCTTCGGCCAAAATCCCATAGGTTGGCTCTTTATTGTGTGACCGTCGTACACATTACATCCCGTGTGGTTGTACTGGTTCTCTCTTCTGAAACTCTCGTCCTGCGTTATACCGATAAATGGTTGTCTGCCTGTCTCCTTGACATACCTCTTGAACGGTTCTTTTTTTAGTGCCTCGCAACAATACTCCGAAATATCTGCAGGCATCTGTTCCGTGTCCGTCAAATACTGCCACTTCTTCGCCAGCATTCCGAATTTTCCTCTCTTATCTCCGTTGAGCAAGTAGTTTCTGTATTTCTCGCTGAGCTTTCCATGTCTCAATTTTCTAATCTTTCCTGCTGTATCTTTGCTTGTAATCGGAAATCCTTTGTTTTCACACACCCACTTAAAACTATGCTTCGGCCGGATCACTACCAACTCAATATCGAGTTCCGGGAACTGTTCTTTGAGCCATTCCGTATATGTCTTAACAAACTCTCTGATTTCCGGAAATTCCGTCCCGGTGTCCGCAAACACCAAGGGAATTTTACCGGTCAATTTATACTTTCTGTACGCCTGGCACACTATGTACGCCAAGACTGTACTATCCAGTCCGCCGCTGAATGATATGTAAACCTCTCCGTACCAATAATTCCACCACTGATATACTCTTACCATAGAGAATGACGGCTTCATTTCATACGGCTGGTACTTCATGCTCTTGAAGCTATCCTTTGGAAACTTCAAATCTTCTTCTAACAAATACACCTATTTCGCACCTTCTTTTTTCACATATAATTCGCTGGTCCCTTCAACAGCACTCTTCTCTTCATCGTTCGGGTACTGGAAACCATATAATTCCAGGACCTTGTAAAATGCTTTTACCTTTTCGCCTTTCCCGGTACTGTACGTGTAATTCCAATCTACCAGGTCTGCATCCGCAACCATTGCCGATACCATGCAAAGCAGTTTGTGAAGTACACTGAGTCCTTCCATTTTCTTCTCTGCTGCATCCGCTTCATCCTTCTGTGCTTCGTAGCACTTGCACCCTAAGAAGAACTCCTTCAATGTGTTATGCCCTGTGAATGTTTCCCAGTCCATCATCTGCTCGAACAGCTCTGCCTCAATCTTGCTTTCGTCTGTCACCTTCGGGATTCTTCCGGATAAAATGCCTTCGATGAACGCCTTTCTCGTATTGGCAGCCTCTTTCAGAATTGCCTTGATCTGCTTCTTGTTACGCATATTCTGCTTTTTGGCTTCCTCTTCCGGCGTAAGCACCTTCTTTTCCTTCTTTTTCTTACGGATCACGTACAATGTTCCGTATATTTCCAGGTAGAACATCGGCTCGCCATTGTCCTCGAACTTCATTGTCTTAGGCGGCTCCTTGTCGAGGCTGTAGTCCTTCATGCGTTCCCACTTATCCGTGTAAAACTCACTGTCCGCTTCCTTCGGAGCTTTCTTTAATCCCAGTTTCTTCATCATTGCCACGTACAACTTCATGTTTTCCTGGCGTTTCTGCTCCTTCTGAGCGTTGATTGCTCTTCTTGCCAAATCTCTCGAATCTGTGGAATCCTTCAAAATCTTGTCCCTGGTCTTTACGTCCTTGATCTTTTCCAGCTCGTACAAATCCGTAAGCGACAGCTGGTAGCCGTCCTGTCTCTCTTTCTCCATCAGCGTCTTGGAATCCAGCTTTGCGATATTCAAGCGGTGTCTGATTGTTTTCTTGCTAAAGCCGGTCTTTTCAGCGATTGTGTCCTCTGTTTCTCCCAAGTCAAGCATCATCTGAAATCCCTGGGCCTGTTCCCAAATCGTCAGATCATTACGCTGCATATTTTCTTCCAGCATCGTTGACATCTGCTCTTTGTCTGTCATGCCTTCTACAACCCTGCAGGGTGCCTCTGTAACGCCTGCCAGCTTAGCCGCCGCACTTCGTCTGTGACCGATGATTGTGATGTATTCTCCCGGTTCTCCTTCTTTCGGAATTACCGTCAAATTCTGCATAATTCCATTCTTCTTAATGGACTCTGCCAGCTCTGTCAAATCTCCGAGATCTTTTCTCGGATTGTCCGGGTGTGGGTGGATATGCTCCAATCCAATAGTTACGATTCCTTTAACTTCCATTGCCTGTCCTCCTTAATCTCTTAGCCAATACCGCATATTGCGAATTTTATATTTTCCGACGCTCACATTTGCGAGCTTTTATGGTAAAAAAATTTACCCTGCTTCATTCTGCAGCAATCTCAGAAGTGGATGCCATGGTCTTGTGCCTCGAATACGGCCGATAATCTTCTTGATATTGCACTCTGCTTTGTCGATTTTCACGTACCCTTCATACTTTCCCTGGTTTCTTTCCGTAACCGGTCTGTCGTGAAATCCGTCCGTAATCATAAATCTCTCCTTCGCATCTGTCTCGTCCTTGAAAGCTACATAGTGCTTATTGCCATGTGCATAGTACCCGACAATTACCATATCTCCTACCTCCCTTCGTATCTGTCGTGAATAGCAATCGGGTAGCTGATCCCGGTAATCTGTTTGAATCTGCTGTCCGATGTGTAAAGAATATTGCCGCCTGCCATATACCAACGTTTCCGGCAGTATGCAGGCTTACAGTCAACGTACTCCTGGCCCATAACCTCACGCTTTTCAATATACACGCACTGTCTGATGTCGTCCGGTTCAAAAGGACCTTTATGTGCATCCAGGATATACAGTTCTCTTGCGTAGGAAGATATGCCGTTATTCGTGCAATCTCCCAAACTGCTACGGTACACCTCTGCGGTCAGACAACTTTCAATCTCATAGTTACTCTTCATCCAGTCAATCACTTCGTCCGGATGTTTGCATCCGCTCCATAACTCGCCCATAAATACCAGCTCGTTGTCATACTCCTGCACCATATATGTATCATCGTCCAGCTTTACTGCCTGCAACTGAATGTACTCCTTCGTTCTTTCGTCGCACGCAACTCTCTTCACGCATCCGTCAACCTTACCATATCCTCTGATCTTGTGTGTTTCGATATAGCGATCCAGTTTCTTTTCTGCAAACCCTGCAGGAATATCCTCTTCATTTACTGCTACGTCTCCGCTTTCCAAAACAGCGTACTTATTTGAGATTTCGCACCATGTTCCTTCGAGGTGTAACACAAATCCTTCTTTCTCAATTCTCATGTTCTTCTGTCTCCTTTGCTGCTCTTACTTCTGCAATTCTCACATAGTCCGGAATGTGAAAACCATTTATGATATTCACCGCCTGCAGCTCTGTCAGATTACACCTGGTCTGCAGTTCTTCCCGCAACTTTCTTCTTTCTCCAATGTCCTGCAGTCCGTTTGACGGCAGGAGCAACGCCTTGTCTCTGTATTCATTTGCTATGGCTCTTGTTAGAACTTCCACTAACTCACCCTTTCCACGTAGTCTACGCATCCAGGACTGATTTTTTCATCCTTACAGAACTCCGACCAGCACTCCTGCAATTCTTTGAGGTTCTGAGCGTCAAACTGCGTCTCGTCTCCACCGTTGAAGCCAATGTTATAGGTTCCTCCTCCGGATTTAACTACTCCTTTGCTTGCCTCTCGTAATGTCACACTACATCACCCGCCTTTCTTAATGCGCACTTAGTACATACCGCACCGTCAAGGTGTGATGCCTTAACAACTCCTGCGTCCTCCGGTCTCTGCCAGCAGAGTGTCCCGCATTCCGGGCAACGTACCTTTTTCCAACCAGGTTTTCCCTCCGGTCCGTTTATTACCAGTGGCATACACAACCAGCCACCTCGATCTGTAGCCTTTCTCGGTTCTAACTTCATGTTCACTCTGCCGCCTCCATTTCTTCCAGCTCTCTGATAACTCTCTCTACCGCATATTTTCCATTATTGTTGAGCTGTCTCTGCCATGCACCTACCGACGGTGCCCATCTGAACCCATTGCTTTTCAGAATATCTCTTACCTCCGGTTCCGGCTTTCCTTCAAAGAACAGCTGGATTCTCATAGCCTCCACATTCTCCTTGACCTTGAAAAACTTATTCTTGCTCTCCTGTGTTCCCTGGGACTTCGTTTTCTGCAGGCTCTTGATTCTTCCTTCCAATCTTCGGATATTGGCGTTGTTGTTCGTCAGCATATAGTCCGGAAAACCGATTCTTCCGCAGAAGTCCGGTTCTCTCAGCTGGGCGATCTGTTCGTCTGTATATCCCATGTCATGCAGCGTTGCATCGCCTTTTTCTTTGTCCTTCATACGGATTGCTTTGTTGGCCTGCTTCATTCTCTCCTGGTCCTCTCTCAATCCGTCAACCTTATCCTGCAGCTTCTCGATTGCGTTCTCATCATCAGACTTGATAACGTCCTTGCCATAAAAAATTGCCTCAATCTTTCCAAGGATTGCCTCAACCTCTTTATAGTCCTCATGGTTCTTATCCCATGCCGCTACCTGCTTTTCCTTCTTTTTGACCGGGAAGTTTCCTGCTCCGGAAATCATTACCGACGGACACATCATGCCGATCTGAATATCCTTGTTGATGTTCTGAGCCAGTCGTCTCGAATATCTCTCGCAGAGCTTCGACACTCTTTCCTCTTCGGTTGGTCTTGCCTCGATTACCTTCTCTGCCAGCTCGTATGCCTTATCGACCTGTGCCTTGTAACCAGCAGTCTTGCTCTCGGTCTTATACTCGCTGAATGACATCATATCGTTTGCCGTCTTTGCTCCGGCCTCATTGATGCTGAAATACACTCTTTCCATTACGCCACCTCCAAATACTCACCGATTTTCTCAATGTCCAGCTTTACTACCGGATATGTGCAGTAACCGCTTCTTACCATTCTGCCGGTAGCCTGCCCGAAACCGTGTTGCTCGATAAACTCCATCGCCCAAGGGCAGTTATTCGTGTCGATCACTGTCTCGTCCTCTGCAAGTCCGCTTCCTGCGATGCATACCGTGATACGTGCGATAGGTCCGTCCTCTTCGTTCCAAATCTCGATTGCTCTACTGTTGTCTGCCTGGTATTTTGCCACCTGCAGGAAGCGGTTCTTGTAAACCGCCCACTCTGTCCTAACCTCTAATAATGCCATATTACTTCGTCTCCTTTCCTGTGATGATATCGAATGCCTCTTTGAGGATTGCCAGTTTTCTTTCTGCCTCGGTCGCTCTCTTGAGTAATTCCTCAATTTCTCCCGCAGCCTTATTTCTCATCAATCCCATCTGAGCATTCATGCTATTAAGAGCCAGTCCATCATCTGAAATCTGCTTTTTAAGTTCATTAATCTTGGTGCAATACTGAGCATCCATTCTGTCGTAGTCATTCTTCTCTTTTACAAGCTCTGCCTCGAGTTCCTCGATTCTTCTCGCACGGAGTCTCATCAGTCTCTGAATGCCACCTTGCTTTTTCCATGTCTTGCAGAACTCGTCTTTGTCGATGTCGCATCCCATGTACTCTGCTTCAATTTCTCTGTATTCTGCCTCAGTCGGCTCAAACCCTGTTCTCTCGATAAACTCTGATTTCATCATATCTGTTGTCCTCCTACGCCATCTCTAAAATTCTCTCTACGTCTGATCTTCTCTGACGCATCATCAACATTGCTGTCACTTTGTCAACCTGGCCGGAAGTGAGACTTACGATGAAATCTGCCACCTGGTTGTGCATCTTGTACACTTCCTGGTACAATCTGTCTGCCTCAGCCTCGTAGCTGTCTGACTTTTCCGTATCCAGGTGTTCTTCTTCCATCCAATACTCTGACTGGTTCTCGGCTTCTTCCATTTCAGCCTCTAAAGCTCTTAACTTCTTCAATACTTCCTTCATACAAATACGCTCCTTTCAAATTTGCGAACTTTGTTTCACGTGAAACACTCATTTGCGAGTTTCGCGGGTAAAAAAATTTACCTAGAACATTTTTTTCATTTCCCCAGCCTTCTCTTCGAGGCCGTTGCTTTCAAGAATCCAAAGGTCAAATCGAACTGCCTCGTCGGTGAGTTTGTAACCGCAGTCACTCAGACTGTAAAGCTCGTCGATGATTTCACCCACCATCCAGTTATTTCCTGCAGCTACCATAGCTGTTGCAATGCTCTGAACTTTTGCCTGGCAAAATCTCCATTCATCTGAATACAGGTCGCATTTCTCTCTTTCTTCCAGTGCTTCTCTATAATCTTCTCTGTTATACATAACCACTACCTCCGTGTGTTTTATTTGTTGTTTGATTATGTATATATTATACTTCGCAACTGCGTATTTGTCAATAGGTTTACTTCTAATTTACGTATTTTATTAAAGTTTTTTTACAACAATCTCGTAACCTAGAGCTGTTACCATTTTTGAGAAGCTATCGTATCTCATGCTCTTAGCGTTTCGGTTGAGAGACTGGCTGATGTTCTGTCTCGTAATCCCCATTCTGTCCGCTAAATCCTGCTGGGTCATTTTCTCTTCGTCCAGGATGCAGCGGATCGTCTCCTCTGCATTCGCCGCTTTAATCTCCATCTATTTTCTCCTTTTCTTCTGTCTGGCTGTTACTCTTGCCTTTGCAACCAGCACGCCGGTCTTTGTTCTTTCCGGATCAGCGAACCTTAACCGACTTCTGTTCATTTCCAGGTTTTCTTCATTGTCTATCAGTACCAGGTTCTCTATGTTACAGTTGTCCTTGTTGCCGTCCAGGAACGATACCATCTTGCCTTCGGGAACTGGTCCGTTGTGTTCTTCCCATACTGTCCTATGAACAAACTCAAACCTCTCCCATTGTGGACCGGTTTCTTTAACCTTCCGGATAAGATAGCCGTCTGTCGTATGTGTATACTCGCCTACATCCATGTGGTTTGCCGGGACATCGCCTTTCTTAAACATCGTCGCCTTGCACTTCTCATATTGCTCTTGGCTCATTGGTTTTCCCTTGTTGGCTGGAACGTGTCCTTTTTCAAACCTGCAGTCAACGCCACTGATGATGTCGTGGTTCTTCTTGTATGCCTTGCACTGTTTCTCACTGAACTCTATTCCGAAATGCGCTGACACCAGTTCTGCAATCTCTTTTGTCTTTTTTCCTACCGCAATGCTCCGAATGTAACTTTCCATTCCCTCCGGATATTTTAGTGAGTACCCTTTTGGGACCCCGCCGGTAGTGCCGCTCTTTATGCCATACCGGTTCTTCGCACCCTTTATCGCCGCATCGGAAAATACCATTCCGTACTTCTTATCGAACCCCTGTTGATTTATCAGCTCTGTAACCTGTTTCGTGGTTCTGCCTGGAACATTCTCACGCAGCCAGGCAATCACTTCTTCGGGCCAGCCTCTCATTTATGGTTCGCCCCCCCCCGGCATGAACTTCGAGCATTTCCGGAACTGCCTTCTGTCTTTCGTACCCATACTCGTCCATGTGCTTCATCGCCTTGTACTGTAGCTCTCCATTTTTGATGATCTGCTCGCTGATGTCGCATATAGCGTCGGTTCTCTTTAACTCGCTTTCCAACTCTTCTCCTGTCAGATCATCGTCTCCCAGCTTTTCCAGCTGAGCGAACAGGTGGTTATTCAAGTCTCCTAATGTATTCTTCATATTGCCATCTCCTTCCTTGCTTCGCCTACCGCCAACTCCATCGTTACATTGAACGGCGTGTTGCAATCCTCCATCTTATCGAATAATTCGACTGCCTTCTGCAGGAACTCTTCGCTGTCTACCAGTTCCTCGTATTTTTCTTCATCCAGGTTTCCGTTTTCAAACAACCCCTGCAGGTAATTCTTTACATCCTCTGTTCTGTCGTTCTTACTCATTGTTCTGCTGATCTCGCCCATAAGTGCCTCGTTGATTACTGCAGGCTCTTCCGTGATGTAGAATCTTGCGTTGCCGCTGATACCTCCGCTGATTTCGTACCTAGTGTCTGTATGCTCTTCCATCAGAATGCTACCTTCAATGCTCACATACTCCTTTGCCTGGGTGTCTGCTATCTGATCCAGTCTATCAATCAGCTGCTTCTCATCGCTGGAAATTGCAACCACAGTTACTCCAATGTCGTCCTGGCATTCCCAACATCCAGCTAACACAAATAAATTTACCGTTTTATTCATCCTTTGCCTCCTTCCAGTCGCTTGCAATCTCTGCGACCGTTCTCTCCAAAATCTTGAACTTCTCCGGATCAATCCAGCTCGGTATCTCTCCGCTTCTTACCCTCTCCTGGTACCGGTTCAAACACAGCTGCTTCACTGGTGCCGGTCTGCCTATTGGAACGAACACACCTCTCTGCTTATCCCAGGCAAATGCTCCGTACTCCACATTTTCGACTGCAGCTTTCATAGTCTCCACCGCTACGTCCAATGCGTCCAGCTCTACCGGTCCAGGTGGCATCTCTTCAATGTTCCGGATATTATGCAGGTACGTTTCCAGTACCGCCGCATTTTCTCTATATGTCATATCATCACCTACCATTCAATCGGATAGCCGGTCAGATTTTCACACTGTTCCAACTCTTCTGCGAACATTGATTCGTATAACTCCTGTAATTCAGACTTGCCTCTAAAATTGGTGTCCTGCAGATTTATCCAAAAACTGAAATCCTGTTCCGGGTTCAGCCTTTCCAGGTTTCCTCTTAACTCAAAGTCTGCCTCTGTCATCGGCTCTGTTGGCAAACTGGCTATCTTTTCCTCTCTCGCCTTGGTAAGAATATATCTTCCTTCTTCAAATACCTGCCGGATGATGTTGTTCATCGTCAGTTCTATGCTATCTTCTCGCATTCTACCTATCACTTCATACATATCGCATTCCGCATCATCTAACAGTTTCAAATCATCTATTCCACAGTCGAACACTGCTCTTACTAATTCTATATTCATTCTGCATCCTCCTCTTCTTCCGGATGCCAGTGATACTTGCAATCCGGATTTTCGCATCTACCATTCCACATCGTACTGCCGCATTCCGGACAGGTGCTCGCTTCGTATGGTCCTCCACCTAACATCTGATCCACTCCTTTCTACAAATACGAACAGCCGTACCTCTTTCGGAAGGTCTCCCTGCCGCCCTTGTGAATAATCTGCTTTACCTCGCCTTCTTCCCGAACCGCATCGATTATTCGTGCAAATTCGTCTGCCTTCTGCAGGGCGTATTCTTTTTCCCAGGCCAGCTGTCCGATAATCTTTGACATTCTCTCTGCCATCGGGTTTCCGTGTATTCTCTTTAGGATTTCTCCCATATTGTGACAGTTATTACATACCGGCACTTTCAATCCGTCCTTCTCGCTCAGTTCTCTACCGGCGGTACCGAACACCAAATGATGCTCAGCTTCCGACGGTCTGCCGCAGATGAAACAGATTTCCGGATAGTCTGTCACTATTCCTTTACTCACCGCTTGCACCTACTTTCTGTTTCCAACTCCAATGATTACCAAGAACGCAAATACCACTAATGCTGCCATAGTCTCGCCTCCTTAACCAAAAACCACTGTTCCGAATAGTGCGTACTGGATGATCGCATCACACACGATTGCGTCTGCATTGCAGGTGTCGAATCTGATCTTGCCATCCATCTGCTCTAAGCAGTTGCAGCCAACCGGTGTAATCGCCCACAGCTCTACTCCTTTCTTGAACTTCTCCAAGTCCAGCTCGTAATACTCTGTCTCGTCCTTGTCGAACGGTTCCGGCAGGTGTAATCTCAGTTTTCCGCCTCTTGCGATCTGCTCGCTTCCATATTCTCCGAGATAATCGCCTACAACCTTTGCCTCGTCACACCAGTAAGTGATGCCACCCTCCAATGCTCCGCACATAATGTCGTCAATATCTTCCTGGGTAAGTACGATTTCCAATGTTACACTTACCGTTACCTGTTTTTCTTTCTCTTTGCCGCCCATGACTTGCTCTCCTTCTTTTTTATTGCTTTTTCTATCTCTCCGAGTTTTTCATCACTGAGAAACTTAAAATTCACGCCTGCGTCTGTAAACGCTGTAAAAATGCTATCCTGCACCGCCTTGACTGTCGCCCAGTCCGGTTCATCGTCCTGCGTTCTGATACCGAACTGAACCATGTAGTCCTCGATCACGTGCCATAACTCATATTCCAGCTCGTCCATACATCCGAGTGCCGATACGTCCACGACCGCCGGTGCTGTTATTTTCTTTCCGTCTGCCAGTTCCAGGTCTACTGTGTCAATCTCTTCTCCGAACTCACCGCCTTTCTTGTGGTGTGCCAGGATGTCGCCTGCAAAGTCATAGCCTCTGTCGATCATAGCCTCGCTGTTGTCGTCGTACAGTCTGAAACATCCGGCCAGTTCGCCCTTCTCGTGTCTCTGCAGAACTTCTTCCCAGGTCAGCTTTCGCATTCCCGACCAGGTGTAACCCATTATTCATCGCCTCCTTCATAATCTGCCCCGCAGTACGGACACTTTGTTACTCCGTAGCAGTTAAACATCTTCCCGCATTCCTTGCAGGTGTCCAGCTCCCCATTTCTCTGCCAATCTTCCAGCAGGCTACTTACGTGCTGCCAGTCCAACGCCTCGAAAACTTCCTCTGCCAAATCGTCCTGCTGGTTGCACTCCTGCAGGATGCTGTTTCTCGTGTACACTGTATCGGATAATTCCGGGATGTAACACGGATCATCCGGTCTGTGATAAAACGCATCTTCGTCTTTGAAGATATGTCCCTGTCCGTAGAACTCACGGACGATCTTCTCACCTTCTCCATTTTCATCCGGCGGCGTGTAACTGCCAACCAGTACCGGGATGTTTACTTTCTGCAAGGCCTGCGACAGTTCCAATATCATACCGTCAATGGCTTCTGCATCCTTTACAAGCTCCCTTGTGGAAGGAACTCCACTCGTTCCGCTTCTCTTGGCCTCTATCCACATTTCAATATGCTCGTCGATGTCGAAATCTTCGTAATAGGATTCCAAGCTGTCCTTGAAACTATCTGCCTGGTTCTCTTCATCGAAATCAATCGTCATAGAGAAATCTTCGCCTGCAGGTGACGACTGCCCGATTTCAACATAGGTTCTTCTACTGCCCGGCTCAATGTAGGTTTCCCAGTTCCACCCCATTTCTTCTGCCTTGTCGAGAAGCATTTTCAAGCCTCTCGATATGTCCTTGTATTCTTCCATATCCTCATTCCTCCGCATCTGCGTAGTACGCATCGAATGCAATACCGGCATTTACCAGCTTATCTTCTAGGTAATTACCGTAGCACCAGCCGTCTCCATCTTCCCAAAAACTGTCCCAGGCTTTCTCCAATACCTCTCTCGCCTTCTCTTCATCATCTTTGCTTACAACAAACACGCAATCCATCCAGTCGTTTAACTGTGACTGCACTCTGATTACGCTTTCCTTTAATACTTTCACTCCGATATTCATTGTGTCTGCTCCTTCCTCAAATGTAATAGCAACTGAAATTCCAGTGATGCCCGAACTCATAGTACAAGCCGTATCTCTCGAATATCTTGTCAAATTCTCTTCTCACCGAAGGAAGGATGCCGTAATACAACATCTCGCATACCGGACCTTCAAAGCTCATGCTGAGAATGTGGTCCGGATTCACGTACTCGAAATACGTTCTTGGGTCCTGGTTCTCTTCCTCGATCAGATGCTCTCTGTCGTTGTAGTAATACTTTCCGGTTACCGGATCATGCTGTGTGAACCGCTTTCCGTTGAAATAGATGTCTACATCCTGCCATAACCCATGCTCCAGCAGAAACTCTCTGATTTCCTTTGCCAGGTTCTCAATCTGCTCTGCCGTCAGCTTTGCCGTTGAACTCATGCAACCTCCTCCTTTCTTACTCTCTTCTTAACAAGTCTTGCTGGGTACTGAGGCTGATTCTCTCTGTACTCTTTCAGTCTCGCCCTTACCTCTTCTCTTGTGAACTCTGTCAATGTGTACTCCCAGCCGTACCCGTAATTCAGCTGCAACTCCCAGGTGTCGATTGTCTTTCTCTCGTATGCCATCCTACGCAACCTCCTCTTTCTTCGGCTTTCTGCCACGTCTCTTCGGCTTTTCGACCGGCTTTTCTTCCTTGACCTCTTCTGTAGGTTCCTCGGCCACCTGCTCCTCAACCTTCTCTTCGGCCGCCGGTTCTTCCTTGACTACCGGCTCTGCAGGAAGCACAACATCCAGCTTGTATCTCTTTGTAATGCTCTGAATCATCGTCGCTACCTCTGTGCTTACTTCCTGGATTTCGTCCTCGGTAAGTCCTTCTGTCAAGCTCTCTGTTTCGGTCCAATATCCTGCATTATCCAGGAAATGATTTAATACCTTCTTTGCTCTATCATGTTTTACGTCCCACTTCATATCGTTTACCTCTCTTCCTTTTCTCCGGCGATCAATGCCAGTACCACTACTCCATTTATCAAAATTGCTACCAAATTCTTCGCTCTCATACCGTCGTATATGCCGACCATAAAGTTGATGAACAACACCGACTGTAGGAACTGTCTCAATTTCTTCATTGCCAAATCAGCCTCCTTTATGATAGACTTAACAGTTGAGAGGCGGTGTTGCTGCCTCCCGACCGTTAAGGGAACTACTTAATCAATCAAACCTAACCATTTCAGAATTGCCGTAATCACTGACACAATCATGATTACTATGGTGGAGATTATGCTGGCCTGCTTTTCTCTCTTCTGTAATTTAAGGTTTTCGATTTCAAGTAGTTCCTTTTCCTTTGTAGAAAAGTCTTTCTTCCTACCTTTCTTACCCAACTGGTAATTCCTCCTTCCTTTGGATTTAATCAAATTGTTTTGTTTGATTATGGTTATATTATAACTCGCAGTTGCGTATTTGTCAATAGATATACTTCTATTTTCCGAGTTTTTGTCAAATAATTTTCGCATTTGCGACAACTTCTGTAATTTCCGGATCATCAACACCAACTAGTGTATTGCTCCGCATTTTCATTTGCGAGGGCCGCAAAACCGCATGGTTGCTTGGTGCGTTGTAAGATTTCTTACATGATTTCTTCTAGGATTTCTACAAGGATTCTTTACTAGATATTAGATATTAGATAATAGATATTAGAGATAGAATAATATATGCTCATTTGCGTACTCTCAAAAGCGTATTTTATCCACAAATGCGTGTGGATAATGTGGATAATTACACCTCTGAAAACGTATAGAACTATGACTTCGTACACGGTTCAATACTGGCTTTTAGTCTTTAGGCATAGGATAGGTACTAAAATCGCCTATCGTGTCTCGGGAACTTTTCGTCGAAATACCCGGTCTTATTTTGGTTATTTTGTATATTGATTTTACCTGCGGTCTTGTTCCGCTTTTCTGCAATAAAAAAAGAGCCTACAACCCCTGCGGATCATAGGCTCTCTTACTTACTCTGCTGAGTTGATGAAATCCTGGCAGTCCAGTTCCCGGTATGCCTTTTCAAAGGTTTCCTTCGGACTCCATGATACATAACCATCCGGATATTTCACAGCGTACCCAGGTACTCCGTTCTTCTCCTTCGGCTCAGCTTTTACAATTTTCACGCCGATATAGTTTTTCATAATGCCACCGTTTCCTCCTGTTATTTTACTCTGATGGTGTCTCCTACGATAATAAGGTCCGGATTCTCAATGCCATTGAGTTGAGCAATCGCATTGACCGTAGTTTCATACTTCGCCGCAATACCGGAAAGCGTATCTCCACTCTTAATGGTGTAATACTTTTTGTTTCCGGCGTTGATTACGTCCTGGACCTCCTGCCATCTACTGCCAAGAATGGTCCTTCTCACTTCATCGTCACCGTACTTACCGGCCCACACCTCATCTACAAGTTCCTGCACGGATGCTTTGTCGATGTGATTGATTACATCCTGCACTTCATTGTATCTGCTACCGAGAGCTGCCTTTCTTGCGTCGCCCCCGCCGAACTCGTCCTTCATCGTTCTGTAAAGCAGGTCGAGTGTGCTGCCTTCCGGCTCTGAAATCTCCGGCTCCTTCGCTTCATCTCCTGTGCTGGCAGAGAATCCATTGAGACCTGCCTTCTTGATTTCTGTCTCAAAATCACGATAGCAAAAATCTTGATCCACAGTTCTTCCGCAGATCGTCTTATCGGCAATGTAGTTATATTCTCCTCCGTACTGCCAAATATCGTGACCTGTTACCGGCTCATTTGAAGAATATCTCGCTACCCAATGAGTGAACCTCTGCAGGCGATCATCGTCTACGTGCGCCTGGAAATGTGAATCAGATGTATATACTCCGACAAAATATCCAGCCTTCTCGCATCTGTCACAGAACGCAATCACAATATTCGTAAGGACATCTCTGCTGTTGTTCAGCATCTTACCTTCTACGTCGTAGTAGATAGGATATTCAAACTGCTTTCCTGCGATAACTGACAGAAAATGGTCTGCCTCCTGCTCTGCCTCCGCAACAGACTTTGCATTGCCGTAATAGTATGCACCTACTGGAAGTCCGATAGCCTTACACTGTGCATAGTAATTTTCAAACTTGCTGTCCTTATACTTGCCATCGTCTGCACCTGCAGCCTTGATAATAGCAAATTTCACTCCTCTTTCATTCCTGGCCTGCTCGATGCTCATATCTCCCTGCCAGTGTGAAATATCAATACCAAATAGTTTTTCCATAGAAAACTCCTCCTTAAATCAAAATAAGGGGCAGCTTTTCAGTCACCCCGATGTGATACCTTTTCAGAACTTACGCTTTGATTAACTTTCCTTTTTTGAGAAGATTAACCATCTTGGTGTTCTGCGCTGCGGTATATGCGTAGTTTGTAATGCCATTTGCGGTCGCAATCTTGGCCCGGTGCGCCTTCGATGTGTCTTTCTCGCCCACTGCAGCAAGCGCCGTAATAATAGACCCCGATGCTCCTTCATACTTAGGATAATAAGTATTTCCGTGTCTCGGGTTTCCGGAAACAACAACTACCGTATGTCCTTTGGTCTTTGTGACGAGTACATCACCGTTGAACAATTCCGTCTTGGAAGTTACCTCAATCGCTTCCATAAACTGTCCGGTTGCCTTCAATGCCGATACCTCAGATGCCGTATTGAAATTTCCTGGATCAAAGCCAGCCTGGATGCAGCACGCTCTCACAAGTGAACTGCAGTCTGCCTCTGTCTTTACAGAAATTTTAGAGAGCTTTCCGACTTTTCTCAGCTTTTCGATCACATTGCTTCTATGCCCCTGGCAATATCCGATATTGTTGTTTCTGCATCCCTGCAGCATAGCTTCTGCAATGGCGTTTGCTACCGTGATGCTCTTCGGTCTCAGACAGTACCAGCCTTTTGAATGGACGTAATACGCCTGGGTTGATACCTCGTTTCCAGTCTGATCTCCCGGTTTTCCTCCGGAAATGTGACCGTTCTCGTCAATTCTTGCGCTTCCAACTACTAAACTCATGGTTCTTCCTCCTAACAAAAATAGGGCAGTCTTTCGACCGCCCTGTGCTTACGATATGTTCTCAGATTACTCCTCATCCTCGCTGTTGGAGCCGATGTTGGCTGAGTCAGTCAAACCTTCACCAATGATGTACGCCACTACGGATGCTCCCGCCATAATGAGCGCTGTAACCTGTGTTGCCGTGTTGTCTGTGCCGCCAGTAGCCAGGATCATCATAGATACGAATGACGCTACCGCAGTCCATAACTTTCTGCTTGTGAGTTTTCTAACCCAATCAATTTTCTTCATATTCCTTTACCTCCTGTTATAAAAATGAATTTTTTTCCATGCACTTCTGATAAACTTTGTCTATCTCGGCAATGGCATTTACTGCTTTGCTGTTCTTGTATTCCGGATGCTCTGCGCAATAACGCTCATAGTCCGAAATATCATCTAAAATCTGATTGAAAAACTCTTCGGAATGTTTGACATCCCTTCTCAACTCGTCGGCAAATCGCAGGATTCTTGTACGGCATCCGTCCGCATCATCTTTATCCATGCGCCTTTCGAGCTTGTTGTGCTTTTCTCCCAGTTCTTTTAACTCTTTCTGCACTGATTCCAGCTTATCCATAACATCCTTGTTCATCGACTTTCCGATGGCTCTCATGCCGTTTCCGATAATCTTCCCAATTGCAGACCACGGATTTACCTTGATGGGTGTGATCTGCACCAGCGTCAAGAACAGCAGTAGGGCTCCGCCACTTGCAAGAATTTCATTCAAAGACATTGGCTTTTTTACCTCCTTTCCAAACGCACCGTAATTCCCACGGCACGTCCGTAATATCTGCCGCCTTTTCACCCAAAATGGCCTCTATTACTGCATAAAGAATGGCATCCGCGCGCGGGTCCTTATCGAACCGGTACAGATGCCATACCAACTGATTATGCAGATTGATTAGAAGGATTTCGTTTTCCTCTGTCTCTTCCCAGTGCAGGTCGTGTGCCGCTTTTTCCAATCTGTCATAGTTGTAAAACTCGGCATATGGGATTCTTTTATGCTGCATACATACCTGCCCTTCGCCCTACTCTGCCTTTAACATTTTATCAACGGATGCTCTCCACCTGGTCGGCACTTCGTCGATAGTCATGTTTCCGAGCTTAATCTGTGTGTAGTAAAATTTAGCCATTTACAATCACCTCCGCTAACTCAATAATTGCAGACTCCACGGCCTCCAAACGCTCGATGATGGTAGGCTCACCGGCTGCTTCTGCCTCTTTGTCAGCGGCATCTTCCTCGGTACCGCCTTCTCCGATGGTCCACCAATACTCGAAGTTGTTGTTCACCTCTGTTTTGGTAACTGTGCCCTTGTGTCTGATCTGCACCTCGTCGCACTCATAAACGATGGTTGAATCTCCGCCCTCTTCCATAGGTTCCTTGGTGGTTTTCTTGATGTTCTTTCTTAGAATGATGTCCGTACCGCCATGAATAGGAAACACCTCGATCTTAGGCGGCTGCAATGAGTAACATTCTTTGTTCATACTTGACATACTCCTTTCTGCCGTAGCGTGATACGCTTTGTGCGGCAATCTTAAATAAATTCTGCATATTGTACTTAATGGAGCAACCCTGGCTGTTGCTGTACTTTATCCACCCTTTGTACGCCATAATTCTGCAGGCTCGCCACCATGGGATATATCCTAAGCGTTCCAAATCGACGGCAGCTCTCAAAAACTGTCTCCGGATACGCTTAAACACCCTGCTTCTTATAATGGTGTACGTTCTTCGTACAACGAACCCCATCATATCTACGCCCTGCGTCCTTTTATGACTTCCGCCTTGTCTCATTCTGTGAAATTCTTTCTCTTCCTCGAATGATGAAATGTGGTATATCTGCCAGGCCGGCTTTACGTCCAATCCCAGCGTTGATTTACTCCATCTCGTAGCTTTTTTGAGCGCTTTCGTCAGCTGTGAGAAGTAGCCATAAACTGTAAAATCGTCTGCATAGCAAACGATAGCTTTTACCATTTTGGTCTGTACCCCTCTTCTTGACTGACTCAGGCTCAACAGGTATCTCAAAACATAGCTCATAACATAGTTAAAGAGCCACGACGGAAGATACCCGCCTATACAAAGATGCTCTCCTGGGTAATTTTCCATAAGAGCACCCAGGTACCAAATTAAAACTTTATTCTTGCCAATATCTCTTTTTAGCAAGTTCATAACACACTCTACCGTTACGGACGGATATGCCTTGTGAATATCACACTTGACCACATCCAGCCTTCCGGTAAACTTACGCCTTAAAATCCTTTCGATTTTCCGTTTGCCTGCCAGCTGCCCTCTTCCTGGAATGCTTCCGTATTGAATCGGCAGTAACTTCGCATGGAACAATTCCTCTAATGAGTAAACCGCTATGTATTCCATTATCTGCTGATCCGGATATTCCTGGCATATATTTCTGAGCTTGTGAGTCAATCCATCTTCTCGCTGGAACTGGCGAATTGGGCGCAATTTCAAATCTCTGTTTCTGATGCGCCGTGTTAATTCTTCTGCTATTGCATCCGTAGCTGTGTATATTTTTTGCTTTGTGCCGTCAAGGAACTCTTGTGCAAGTTCCTGTTCGGTCACCAGGCCTGTGTTCAGAAGCAATCTCTGAAAATCTCTTCTTTTGTACTTCCCATCAAATGCCTTGCGAACTGCAGGTATATTAAATTCTGTGTTTTCTACATCTACCTTCGCAGGTTTGCAGTATGTTTTCATAATTGCTTTCCTTTCGTGTATATCATCTGGTTATTACCGGCGACGTTCGCTTTCGCTACTAGCCGCCGCTGGTTTCAAATAATTTTCGCACATAAGCGTGTGCTGTATGGTGCAATGAATGATATACTCTCTAACCAGTTGAACCGACAGAGCCGTTCCAGTTCGCATCGCCGACGGAATTGTTCGAGTTACGGCACGCGAGACCCGCATTGCCACCGTTGTTCAAGTTGCCCCAGCACCAACCGGCGCGGACCCCGGACGCGGCGGGATTGCAGTTGAAGCCAGCCTCTGTCACACCATACAACCCATTTTATTAACTCTTGCAACAGTTAATATCTTAGTGGGGCCTGCCGCCCCTCTTGCCTTACAGGCAATTCACCCTGCTTTACCCAGCCAGTCCAGGTGAACCGACAGAGCCGCCCCAGCTCGCACCGCCGACGGAACC